TAGGACTTGCATTTATTAATTTTCCAGTGAGGCCGTAAGCAGGAACTGAGACACTAACTAATGGATGATCGACCTCTAGCATTCCACCTATCAGTTCTGGCTGAAGAATCATATCTGAATCTACATAAAGAATAGCATCGTAACTAACAACACCTTCTTGTGGTGTTGCTTCTCCCCAATGGTGACCAGACATAACTCTTCTTCTTTGAGCAAACTCACGAATAAGATTACGACCAGTCTCTATTCTTATCCACCTATTTTGTGATGTTACTTCAGACTGCATATCATTTATAGAGTATGTCCAATAGTCCCCTGACACCTCCTTAAGGGCATCAATAACTCTTCCGAATGGTTCTAGACCTCTTTCATCCAATTCAAATGATGCAAAAAATTTAGCATTAGGGAACTTTTCCATAATAGAAAGTCTGTTGTCTAGCCACGACATGTCCTCGTTTTTATCACACTTCCAACCTACAAGTGGTGTTCCAATTACAAAGTGCTTGCTGTAATCTATTTCTTTAAACATTTTGATATCCTTTCACATAGTCGGAGCAAACTCCGTACACATCTTTTCTTATAATATTACCAGTCAACTCTGGTAGGACTGATATGAACATACTTTTACCCACTGGCTCAGACCCTGGATATCCCCAGATATACCCGTGACTTGTCAATGTATATCTATCTGTATCGTGATAAAAATAGTGAAGATCGTTCTCTGTACAATAATCTATGGCCTCATCATTCTTACAATGAATCCACGACCTACGTTTTAAATCTGATAGGAAGCTTTTTGAAACCTGATATTGTGGATTATCATGACCAAGAAACGGCTTTCCCCTGACAACTCTTAGATCCATTTCAACATCAAAACCCAGACTTATAGCTTGTTCTATATATGTAGGACTATTTTCTCTATCTATATTTGGACCGCTAATGTTTCCTCTATGAGAAATCAGTTTCACTTCTCTACCTGCACCCAAATCCAGTTTCTGTGATTATCTCCTGGACCTGTTGGTCGAATGTCTGATTTATAATTTTTAAATCCAATCTTATTAACTAGGTCATTGGATAGTTCAGATTCATCAGTAATGCTTACATCTGCATGACCATTAGTAGTGATAGCATCATAAACATTATCATAGTACCCTGCAGTTTCTGTGTGAACTTTTCCACCATAGCCCATTTGGAAACAAAGTTTGCCACCTGGCTTAAGAATTCTATAAGCTTCTTTAAGAATGTTAAATCTAATTTCATGCACACAAATATGTTGAAAACAAATAACTGCAAAGAATACGTCATAAGTATTATCTTTAATCATACTGAGACTGTCTCCAGGTGTGAGGTAAAGGTTTGGCAACTCAATTCCATTATGCTCAATATTAATTTTAGCTTTATCTAGATTTGTCTGAGCAATATCTACTCCATCAATTCTTCCAAAACGATCATGAAATTCAATAATGTTTCTCCCTGGACCACAGCCATAGTCTAAGGCTACTAGGCCACTTGTATCAAAGTCTTTAAAAAGGTATGTGTCATAGTCAGGCCAGTCATTATGGGCATCATATGATCCAACAACAGGGTCTCTATATGTTAGGGACCATGCTTCTGCATACCCCTCATAATGATCGCTCTGCATCTTTAAATAATCTTTTTTATTTTTCATCATGCCTCCCTGTTATTTTCTAAAAAGTAATTTAAATCTTCTGGAGTTCCAATGCCCCACATTTTTTCAATAAACTTTGGCCTAATCTTTTTGTTATCACTAATAGCTTCATTAAAAACTGGGCAAACATAAAACTCATTGTTAGTTCTAATATCCTTATCAATCATTTGCTTTGCATACTTTACATAGTCTGATCCATGCTTCCAGTAATAAACTCCAACTGTAGCGTTGTCAGATATTGGATTTTTCTCTGCTACCTCTACAATAAAACCGTTGTCATCAAGTCTTGCATAAGACCACTTTGGATGAGTTGCTTTAAAGGTCATTATTCCTGCATCAACATTAGAAGCTGTGAATGCATACATAGCCTCATTTGCATCCCAGTCCATAATCTGATCTGAGTTTGCAATAACCAATGGCTTGTCGCTATCAATTAGACTCTCTGCAAGAAGGGTGGTGCAGGCAGCACCCTCTGTTATCCCATCAACCTGAACAATGTCACAACCTGGGGCAATAAGGTTTAGCACTTGCTTTAAATTATATTTTTCATAATGTTCTTTTTGTACTAAGAAAATGTAATGAGCATCAAGATTAAGATTCTCTACAACCACTTGAATCATTGGCTTTCCATGTACTTCAATCAGTGGCTTAGGGAAGGTGTATCCAGCCTGAGCAAACCTTGATCCTGCTCCAGCCATAGGAATAAGAACGTTCATCTCTTTATTAATCCATGGAATAGTTGCCTGATTCTCAACCTTATCCAGCATGTTTACAAACCTTTCATAGCTTAAATCATCAGAATTCTTTATTGGGTATAGTATAGCACCAGATGCCTTTGCACCCTCTCTTCCAATGTGAGAATCTTCAACAATTATTGTATCTCTTGGGTGAGCATCTAAGGCCGTCATACATTTCCAATACATCTCTGGATAAGGCTTATGATGCCTAACATCTTCATTACTAACAACATAGTCAACAAGGTGAAGCAATCCTAATGAGCTTAATGCTACTCTGACGGTATCTCTAATGCTGTTGCTTGCCACTGCTATTTTATATTTGCGATCTCTTAACGCAAACATAATTTTGATTGCAATTACGTTGTATTGAAAGTTCTCTAGCAATGCTATGGTTTCTTCTTGTTTTTGTTTCCAGATAAAGTCATGTTGATCTATTGGCAAACCCTTTTCAATTGTAAGCATATCAAGCTTTTTCTTTGTGCTAAGTCCGTCATATTTTGCAACATGCTCTTGATAGGTTATGCAGTATTTTGGGGCAACAAGTGCAATAGCATTATTCAATGCATCAAAGTGCAAATCACGAGAATCCATTAACACACCATCAAGATCAAAAATAACTAACTTATTCACTGTTGTGGCCCTGCATGTCTATGCCATTTGTTATGCCTAACAATTGCGTTGCCATTACACTTCATTACATATTTATTACGAACCCGCATTGACCACTCCACATCCTCTTCTTCATTCCACACAAGAGATTCATCAAGTGGTTCTTCTAGCAGTACGTGTTTCTTTACGATAAAAAACCCGCCAGAAATATACATGTATTGTGTTTGTGACCAATCATTATAATTAAGAGACCAAGCTCTTCCATGTCCAGGTTTATCCCATAGGGACCAGTCCATAGGATTACGATAACCATTAATTAAATACTGTGGACAAGAACAAATATCCCAGTCAGTTCCAAAGCTTTTAAATGCTTCATACCAGTTAGGATCAAAGATGTGGTAGTCGTGCATTACGACTACGTTGTCATACCTTGATTCTTGAACAAGGATATTCTTTTTACGAGTAATCCACTTTGGTTTTTCATTTTCATCAAAGTTTATTTTACGAATGTCTTGTCCATCAATACCGCTTGAGTCTCCACCACCAACAAAGATTATTTCATACTCAGGTATTTTAAGATTACGAATAGATAATATTATCTCTTGAAGTCTAGCCTTATCTTCATAGACAGTTATTATTCCAAAGGTGAAAGGTATTTCACTCAATCTTCTTCACTCCCTAAGAATTCATCAAGGTCTTCATATTCCCCATCTGGGTCTACCGCAAACAAGCTACAAAGGAATTGCCAAGTTTCTTCAATTAAAGATAAACCCTCTAATGTTGGGTCGGCAAGTTTATAGGATACTGATTGTGCAAGGGGTATTCCAAGGTTGTTGTATGAAATAAAATCTTCAACTTCTGCATCATCAATGAAGATATTTTTTAAGAAATGTTCTCTGATAAACTCTTCAATGATGTCACACTTTTTTTCAATTTCCATAATAGCTCCCTTGTTTATTCTTAATTATACAGTAAAGGGGCAGATCATTTCTGACCTGCCCACAATACTATCGGTATTTCTTTCTTAGCTGAGGTCTTAGCCCTGCCTTTACCAACGCTTGATATTCAATTGAATAAACCTTTTCACTTGAATCCCCTGGCTTTCCTCCTAGAGACTTTCTCAAGTTACTAGAAGCTGCAGTAAAGGACCTTTCCAAACGATCAGCTTCGTCTGGACCTACCACTACTCACCCCAGGGGTTGTCTATGTCTGGCATAACTTCTGACTTTGATGTTGAGGAGGCGTTGTCGCTTCCCCTAGAGATTATTGACGGACCAACGTCTGTTGCTTCAATTTCATAGGCGTAACCATTTGTTCCATCTTTACGCTGAAATGATCGGCCCTTTAGCTTTCCATGAACAATGATCCTCTGCCCCTTCTTAAGTGACACAGAGCCTTCAGCAAGCTTCCTCCAACAAGTAACATCAATGTATGTAGTGTCAGAGTCCTTCCATTCACCGTTAGCATCCTTGATACGCTCGTTGCTTGCAAGCCTAAGCTTAGCAAGCTTATGACCCCCAGCATCCTTTGTCTCTGGATCTGCTACTAGATTTCCAATTACCGTAATCATACTCATTTTAAGAATCCATTTCCTCTAGTTTTTAATTTACTTGGTAGTGTGTCACCAGTATCAATGACTGGCTCTAGTGTAACCTTAAC